GGTTTTGGATCTGCATCAGTATCTTTAAATGGAGGAACGCTTGTGTGCGCACTTGCTTGTAGTGTTGGGGTATGATACTCATCAGCAGTGATACCTGCGTCTGTTAATGGTGTACCAACTCCATTACCAATAGTAAACTTAGGATGGTTACTTCCGTTATTTTTAATTTCTAACTTATTGTTTACCGCTGCTGCTGTAATACCGGTGCCTGTTAATGCTGTATTGATATCACTAACAACAGTTGCCAATGCTGTACCCGACAATGTTACTGTTGAGTTTAATGATGTAGCAGCATTCACAAATGTAATACTATCACTTGCAGTAAATGTTGGTGTTGCTGCTGTGCCTGTTACTGTTGGCCAACTGTTTTTCCAGTCTGCACTACCAACTTGTACCCATGTGCCTGAACTGTTTTTGTACCATAAACGGATCACAGTTGAAACCGCAGTAATAGCATAATCACCAATGCCACCTACTGCTGCTTTTGGAGCAAAAGGTGAGCTACTTGCTGTGTTAGTTTTACTTGTAATAACAATAGGAGTTTTGTTAGTGAATTGTTGTCCTGTGGTATTTGTTGTTGATAGAGCACTTCCATCCCATTCAAAAATACCGTATTTTGAGTTACCAGTGTCTAGCCAATATGTGCCGTCTGCTGGATTTGCTGTAGTTGCATCTGCACTTGCGTTCAATGCACCTAAATCAATATCTGCTCTTACAACATACGCTCTGTTAGCTACTCCTAAGTAACTGTATGCTGCCTGCAATCCATATTCGTTTTGTTCTCCGCCATGGATTGGATTGTTGTTTGCGTCTGTATAAAATGCAGGATCTCCAAAAGTATCTACAAGATCTCTTTGTGATGTTAGTAGATATGGGACACCTGCTTTGGCTTTAGTTGTACCTGGTGCGATACCAGTTCCTGCGCCATTAGTTTTATTTTCGCTTGTAGCGACAAATATAATCGGTACTGTGCCTGGTTCTGCTGGAGTATAAAAACTCTCGTCAATAACGCTGACCTCTACACCTGGTGATGTTAATGCCATTTTCTTTTCTCCTATAAAAATGCTTTACTGTATTATTTAGCAGATCTAGGTGAAAATAGCGGTTTTAAGGGGTTATATGCGTAGTTAACTTGCCTTTATACAGTTCATCTACCCAAAACTCTAAGTCTTTAAGTGTGCCATTATTGTCTATATAAAAGTCAGCCATCCAAGGTTCTAGTGTCATACTTTCTACTGGCTCTTTGGGTAAGTAGTCGCTGCGGTCTACCCAAATAGCATAATCAAAAACATTTGTGTTTCGCATTGCAAAATATTCACGTTTGTTCCTTAGTCCGCAGTAAATATCATGCTCATTAAAGATAGCTCTGCCTAATGTAGCAGCATCACGTTTGTTCATGTCGCTTATAGCATTATACCATTCAGTCCTATGATTGTGTCTATCAGCGTAGCACTGTTCTTCAGTATCATAGTTGTACTTCTTTTTTAACAAATCATAAATGAAAAGTTTTGAACAGAAAGCACTGCTGCTTTCAAAACTATATCCGTACTTGTCTCTAAGTATTTCGCAGACAGTATCTTTACCGTGCCTGCCATGTCCGATTACCAACAGCTTCTTTTTATTCATTATTTAAAATAACATTTTTTTACTGCTTTGTCAAGATCCATTTTGCAAAATCTTTTGCCCAATCTATATGAGCTTGTTCTAACGGATGGTCAGCAAAATCGCCACATGGATAACCGTTTTCTTTAGAATATTCCCAGAATCCTGTTCCGTCTTTTAGATATACAAGTTTTGGAATATTTAATCTTGCAAACATATCATTATAGAATATATTATCAGGATGCGGCTTTACTCGTAACAAATCATCAAATGCTGCTGTATAATAAAACTTTATATTGTTTGCTTTTAGCCAACTGGTCAAATATTCTAGTTGTTGTAATGGATAATAGATATGATTATCTGCTGTTGCTCGTCTTGAATAAAACTCAACATGTGTTCTAACAAGTTTCTCTGCTGCCCATTTTCTTCTACGTGCTACCATCCAGCTACCATTAGGACCTAATGTTACACCGTCTCCGTCCGAAGGTAAAGAATATAGAAATCTATCTTCGTCGTCGTTTATTTTATGACCATCTGGATATATGCTAGGATATTCTCTACGTATTATACTTGTCCACATGACTGCAACACGGATATCTTCTGCAGGCCAAACGTGCATTGCTCTTCTAGTTTGATATATAACTCGTCTTACTATTGCGCCAAAGTCACAACCTGATATTGCAGTATTATCAACTGTTGCGTTTGGAAAAAGTTCACGTTGCAAACAGTTAGCCCAAGTGCTGTTGCTCCTTGGACGTATAATGCCTTGTGTTGGCAAGTCATCGTTGTAGTCAGCTAGTTCATCTCCAGCTGTAAAACTACATCCTCCTACAATAAGTTTTTTTACATTATCCAATCAAGAACCCATAGCCTACTCCGCCCGCTGCTGCTAAATCAAGATCTTTTTCAAGTTTTTCCATCTCCATTTGAGCTTCAGACTTTAGAGCATCTCCATTGAGTGTTGTACCACCACCTGGACCAGCTATGGTTGCAAACTTACTACGTGCTTCGCCGAGCATGTATTTACAGTTTGCTAGAGTATAATCTTTGATCCACTGCACTGCCTTGTAATCATTAAACACTTCAAAATCTGGTCTATAGTTGTAGCACCAAAGCAACACTTCTTCTTCTGCTCTCGGACGCTGTAATATAGTTAGTTTCTTTGTGCTTGTGTTCCACGTGAATTCGATAAAGCTACCAAACATACGTCCTACAAGTTCTTGTTGTTGTGAAAAGAAATCATACGTTGCAAGACCACCAATGCCGCTGCCTGCTAACAAATAGGTATTTGTATATGCTAAGTTAAACGGTTCAAACAAACTACCACCATCTGCACTACCGCCTAGTCTACTGCCTATGCTGCGTCTATAGATTTTACGTACTTCAATGATTTCATGAGGCAATGTATATTCATTGAGATTCTCATTGATTTTCATTGTTACATAACTTTCTTCAACACTATTTTCACTACGTTGTCTGTATTTGCTTAATGATTTCATTAAGGCAGTCTCATAGTGCATTGGATCAAGTTCTACATCAATCATGCCTCCGCCTAAGAAAGCATTTACGTAATCAAATATGTGTTGTTTTTGTGTTGCTAGATTGCTATCCATTGATTGTTCTCCAATAGTATTTATCGGCGATAAATATAACTATGCCACGTTTAAGTTTATATAGACCAACAAAAACACATGATTTCCAGTTCTTAGACCGAGTAATCTTAGAGCAGTTTACAGTTGGCGGTACTGATTTTTTGATACACAAATACTTAGGACCAAAAGCAACAGCAACAGAAAATGTTACTGATGAGCAACCTGCTAACAATATTGTTAGTGAAACAAATATCCAAGACTTGTTGTTTTTAGAAAATAGAGATAGAAAATACGATGAAGATATCTATACAATACGTGGACATTATAATGTTCAGGACCAAGATTTTGATTTAAGCCAGTTTGGTTTATTTTTACAAAACGACACATTGTTTATGACAATACACATTAATAGCAGTGTAAAAACACTTGGTAGAAAGATTATGCCAGGAGATGTATTTGAACTACCACATTTGAAAGACGAGTTTGCAGCAAATGATTATTCTGTTGCTCTCAAACGTTTTTATGTCGTTGACGAAGTAACAAGAGCAGCAGAAGGATTTAGTCAAACTTGGTATCCTCATTTGTACAGAATACGTGCAAAACAAATACTAGATTCACAAGAATACAAAGATATTTTAGATTTACCTGCAGAGGATGATGCTAATAATACATTAAGAGATATACTCAGCACATACGAAAAAGAAATGCAAATCAATGATGCTGTTATTGCTCAAGCAGAATCATATGCTAATCAAAGTGGATATAGTACAATACAGTTTTATACTCTGACTATCAATGATTTAGGTGAAGTTGCTATTGTAAGTGCTGATTATGATACATTATTATCAGACGAAACAATAACAGCTGACACAGTGTTTTTAACTCCTGATGGTAACGGATATCAAGGATATCTTGTAGGTGACGGTATTCCTCCTAACGGAGCACCTTTTGGAAGCGGTGTAAGTTTTCCATCAAGTGCAGACCTTGGACAATACTTTTTAAGGACTGATTTATTGCCAAACAGATTATTTAGATACGACGGTAATAACTGGCGTAAGGTAGAAGACGATGTAAGAACATCACTAACACCAGATAACAGCAGAGATACTCTAAAAGGAACATTTATTAACAATACAAATGTAAATACGATATCTGGTGAAGAAGTAGAAGAAAGACAAGCACTGAGTAAAGCATTAAGAGCAAAGGCAACTAACTAATGCAGTTTTTTTATGATGGACAAATACGTAGATATATTACGCAGATAGTTAGGGCATTTAGCAACTTTAGCTACAAAGACGGCGACGGAGATCTTAGACGTGTGCCAGTTATGTATGGTGACATCTCAAGACAAGTTGCAAGTATTATTAGAGAAAACAGTGAAAACAAAATACCTAGTGCGCCACGTATGGGTGTCTACATCACAAGTCTACAAATGGATAGAGCAAGACTTAGTGACAGCAGTTTCATCAGTAAAATAAATCTGCGTGAAAAAGAGTTTGACCAAGAAACAAACAGTTACGTTGCAGCTCAAGCAAAAGGATATACTGTTGAAAGATTACATCCTACTCCATATACTTTGTCAGTAAATGTTGATGTTTGGAGCACAAGCACAGATCAAAAGTTACAAATACTAGAACAAATTTTTATGTTGTTTAATCCAGACATGGAGTTTCAAACAAATGACAACTATATTGATTGGACAAGTTTAACATTTTTATATCTAGAAGATATTAACTTTAGTAGTAGGACCATCCCTGTAGGAACACAAGATGAAATAGATGTTGCTACTTTAGGTTTTACTGCACCTATATATGTTTCACCTCCAACAAAAGTTAAAAAGTTAGGTATTATTACAGATATTATTACAAGTGTGTATGATCAAACAGCAGGTACTATTAGTCTAGAAGGATTTAATCCACCTACATCAGGCGATCAAGGTGCAGCAAGCGGAACCACTGTATTGCCAGATGGAACTATTGTTGGACAAGATAGTAATAACAGTTCTATTGTTGGTATTACAAGCGGACAAATAGATTTAAACAATCCACAAGTTACTAGTTATAGAAACTTTGATATTATTGTTGAGGACGAAACTGCAAAACTTGCTATTAACAGAAAACTACGTTTAGGTGAGATCACTTGGTTAAATGTAATAGAAGCTGAACTTCCTAGTAAGTATCAACCAAATATAAGTCAGATAAGATTACGTAGAGCAGAACTTAATACAGAAATTATAGGTACATTTGAAATAAGAGAAAACGATAGTTTTATAATGGACATTACTTGGGATCAAGATACATTACCGAGTAATACTATAATCACAGGTCCTGTAACAACATCTGGCACTGTAGATTATATTGTAGATCCTATTAAGTTCAATCCTGAGAATATAAAAACTCCAGGTGTACGTGTGTTAACACTTGGACCTTTAGGTTACAAAGTAGATAGAGCGTTTACTGCTACTACAAAAACTAATCGTATCGATACTGATTTAGATTTTCTAATCGATGACCAAAGTATAAGTGCGTCACTAGGCAGTCGTGTTGGAGACGAAACTGTTACTAGTTTTAGAGTATTGGTAAATGGTACAGAAGTATCTGCAACAGGTTCAAATGTAAATGACAAGTTTGTTATTATCCTTGATGCATCTTACGATATTGGCGATAAAGTTCAATACATACTTTCTCTTAACGAAGACGGTGCAGCAGCATGGAAAAATGCTGATAATACAGATTTTACTGCTGATGCAAATGATATATGTGAATGGGACGGTACTAAATGGAACATTATTTGGGATGCAAGTGCAAACAATACTACCACATATATTACTAATGTTACAACTGGACAACAGTTTTATTGGAACAACTACTATTGGCAAAGTGCAGTAGATGGATTGTATCCAAGAGGAACATGGACTATAGTATTATAAGATAATATACTATATGAACAAAATCATTTGCAGCGGTGCTTTATTTTATACATTAGATACAAAACGCTTTTTATTTTTACACAGATGTAAAAGTAAAACAAAAAATCTTTGGGGATTAGTTGGAGGCACTAATGAAGATAAAGAAACACCATGGCAAGGCTTGCAACGTGAAATAGAAGAAGAACTTGGGCTACTTCCTGATATTAAAAAAACTGTACCATTAGAAACTTTTATAAGCAGTGACGAACATTTTCACTTTCATACTTATTTGTGTGTAATAGATAAAGAGTTTATTCCAAAACTTAATGAAGAACACAACGGGTATGCATGGGTAAACTTTGGTAGTTGGCCAAAACCATTACACAACGGTTTAGCAAATACATTACGTAGCAAAACTAATCAGCAAAAGTTAGAAACTGTTATCAAACTTGTTGATATAATAGCGTAAACTGTTCTTGCAACCAATCAAAATCATTAATTTTACTAAGTGCTTCTGGATTGTTTTTATTTTCTTCGCCGTACTTTCTTCCATTGATCGCACCGTTGATTGCTGCTTTGCCAAAAGGTTTATCATCACCACGTGAGCACCATGCATCTAATCTAAACTCAGTTTCATCATCTTTTTGTCTATCAATAACTCTACTGCTAAGTTTACAACACTCTCTAAATCCGCTGCGCCATGCACTAAATGCATCAGTGTTGAATGCTGTTGTGTTGCTCATTTCGTCAACACCTTTAAACTTGTCACTGATACTAGTTGTCATGTCTGTAGTAGATTCGTCCATGTTTCTTGTAAGAACAGTAGGCAATAGTTTGACGCCACCATATCCATAAACAAGTCCATTAACTGGATTAAAACTACGCCACACATGCACAGTATCTTTACCATCAATATCGTATGCAGGTACATAATGATCAAACTCAAAACCGTCAATGATTTCTGCATCGCCGTCTACAACCCAAAACATTTCTGTTTCAACTAGCTCTGCTGCACGTTTATGTGCTGCATGAATACCTTTAATATCCATAACTCTTTTTGCTCGTGGAAACTTATCACACAGCATTGCATAGTTTTCATCTGCATTAGGTTCGCCGTTACTAATAAACACAATGTCATAAGGCTTTGGCAAACTTGCTTGTTCGTTATATTCTTTTTTTGTTACAAAAAATCTATAATCTATTTCACGCTGACTAATGTTTAGTTTTTTACTTATTAGTGCAACACCGTCGTAATAGTCTCCGTTTTTCCAAACATGGTTTATTTTACGTTCATATTGATTATGATGACTTATATAAAAGTTCCAATCAAAATCAGCACTAGGTAAAATATGATCATTTACAATCCAAAACATATCTGTGTTACAATCTTGTTTTGCCTCTAAATAATCTTGATAGTTATTAACTGTGTATATAGGATATTGTTTAGGCATACTTGCAACAACGTCCCATTCTTTTTTCTTTACAAGGAATCTGTGCTCTATTTCTTTTTCACTTACCAATACGTGCTTACTATAAAGAACAACTCCGTCATAGTTTTCATTATTTAAAAATACATGATTTATATTTCTGTCATATCTATTTTGATGACTGAAAGTAATATTGAAATCAAAGTCGTCTTTTATTTCTACGTCACTTGGAACACCCCAAAACATTTCTGTATGTGTGTTGTACAATGCTTCTGTATAATCTTCATAGTTGTTTATTGTAAACACAGGATATTTTTTAGGAGTACTTGCAACAATGTTGTGTTCTTTTTTATTAACATAAAATCTATGTTCAAACTCTTTTTCAGTTATTTCCATTGCAGTAGTAAGTAATGCAATACCGTCAAAATTTTCCCCGTTCAAAAACACATGATTAGTAGATAAATCTATAGTTTCTTGTTCATGAAAATATCTATCCCAAATAAAATCTTCACAAGGTTCAACATCGTCTGGTATTAACCACATCATGTCTGTACCACACGACTTTACTGCCTCTAAGTATTGTTCGTAGGTTTCTACAGTAAAACGTTCAAAGTTTTTTGGCACACTTGCAACTTGTTCATGATCTATTTTTTCATTTAGTTGTCGAAATGTAATTTCTTCTTCACTTACCGGACTTTTTTTACTAAACAAAAACACACCATCGTATTTGTTGCCATTTAACCATGCATGATTACTTTTCTTGTCTGTGCTATGATGACTTATATAATAATCAAACTTGAACTCTTCGTTAACAATAATCTTGTCACTATATCCCCAAAACATGTCTGTAGTAGTAACATTCATTGCATGTTTATAATCTGAATAGGTATTAATAACAAACTGATCGTATGGTCTTGGATCGCTTGCCATGATACGTATTTCTTTTTTGTTTGTAAAGAATCTGTGTTCAGCTTCTTTTTGTGAAATATAATAATCACGTGGCATAAGAACAATACCATCTAATTTATCCATATCACCGTTACAAAATACATGTGGAATATCGTAACTCCATTCATCTGGTTTGTAACTAAACTTGAATGTATTTCTTATGATTGTGTCATCATATACAACCCAAAACATATCACTAAAACTTTGATCTTGTGCTTGTTGAATACTGTCAACAACTTGAACACCAAAGCCTCTGTCTATAAGATTATCATGAACTGTTTTGTCATTTCCTATAAAAAAGATGTCAAACTTTTCTTTGCCCTTATAAGGATCATAATGGCCACAAATATGTGCATGTTCTAAAGTCTTATATGATCCAGGTGTTGTTGGAACAAGTCTTACCTTTTCCCAAGACTTGACTTTCCTACTTTCTTTGAATACATAAGGAAATGCATGTATAGCAACTTCGTCATTTTCTCTAGGTTTGTAGTACCAAGGAAAACTATCATAGATTTGAATATCAGGATCGACAAGCCAAACATAATCAGTGCTATTTTGCCAGTCTCCTAGTTCTTCTTCTGTATGAATAACAGGATAACGGTCAAAAATATGATTCTTTAGCCAGTCCTGGGCATTATGTGTAGGTTGTGAAAATCTTTCAAATCTATCAATAGCTCTCATAATGTATGTGCCTTTGTTCCTATGTGTGCAACTTTTATACTAGCATCTATGTATGTATCGTAACCATGATGCATAGCTTGGTTACAAAAATATATATCTTCGCCGCTGTGCGAGTCTAAAGTTTTATTGTATTCGTGTGCAAACCAAGGCTTGGGTAAATCTTCAAATACTTTTCTTGTTACTAGCATACATCCCATTCCTACTGCCCAAACTTTGTGTAAGCCAAAACTTGCATTTAGTCTTTCGTTAATGTTATCAGGATTTGTAAAAGCAACAGTTTGATAAGGAGAATATCTTGTGCTATATTGTGCAGCGACAATATCTTTTTTGTGATTTACCAAATCAAGTAAAACATTCGCAGGAAAATACATGTCACTATCTAGCCATAGCAAATGTGTAGCGCCGCTATCAAGTGCTTCATTTGCAAGTTTTGTTCTTGATTGACAGATAACACTTCCTGTAACAATGTGTAGATTCCAAGGTATTGTTAGCTTTGTCAATCTATTTGTAAGATTAACTAAACTATTTGCAAATACAGTATGTAATGTATCACCTGCCGGTACACAAATACTAAGTTGCATTACAACATTGTGCTAGGAATAGATTCTTGATTAAGTTCTTTTTCAGCTGCGATTGTTAAGTTGTTCCATTCACGGGCTGAACTTGTAGCAACCTTCACACAGGCACTAAAGCCTTCGTTACCTAAACTTGCCATTGCCAGCATGTTTTCAGGTTGTACTTTTCCTAGTGTTAGCAAGTCTGCACCTGCTGCTTTACCAATCTTTTGCACCCAGTGATGATTCTCATCGTCTTCTGGAATATCCATTTCGTCAATGGCTTTGTTTGCTTCAATCTGTGTTTGTGCATCCATTTCGATTGTTGCAAGTACAGCACGTTTACGTGCCTTTGTATATTCTTGTGCTAAGTCAAGATTAATGACTTCAAATAATGTTTTCATTTCAACTCCTTATGTAGCTGGAAAGTAATATCCGCCAAATGTACTACTCATTGTAATAGTTGTCGATACGGCTATGCTAAGAAACGGTGCTAAGTCGGCGCTTAACGATACAGGAGTCGTACTACTACCAAAATAGTTACGAATCTCTGACATTGTAATAGTTAAGCCGGTTTCAGGTAATGCCATTTACTTTCCTTTAGTGTTCTTATACTAGCACATTATTTAATACAAGTCAATATAGATAGTCGCCAAAGCGACTATCTTTTTATTATTTATCTAGTAATTTTTTCACCATCTCTTTAAGTTCGTCTATTTGTGACTGTTGCTCTTTGAATGCTTCAATAAATGCACCTGCCATTGCACCGTAGTTGACTGACTTAATACCTTCGTCATTTGTGTTAACAACTTCTGGGAAGTATTCTTCAATCTCTTGTGCAATCACACCCATATGAACTTGACCATCATTTTTATCTTTACGTGTAAATGTAACACCTCTTACACTTAGTATTTTAGTAAGAGGATCTGCAATCACCTCGATATTGTCTTTAAGTGTAACATCGGAATAAGCTGTTATTTCACCGTCAGCAGTAAAATCGCCTGCACTAATATCAAAGAAGAATCTAGTGTTATTACTGCTGTTACCATCTCTAAAGCGAATATCATCATCGCTGTTCATATCAAAAAATAGATCAGTGCCGTTATGATAAATCTCTGCATCGTTACCAGTACCAAAGTTTAACTGTACACTATCATCAAATCTCAATGTACCAGATGTTTTTACATCAGATACATTACTACGTAAGAATCCTGTACTGTCAATACCGTCAAGCGTTTG